GGGATATCAATTTTATTTAACTCGCTTAATAGGAGAAGCACAAATGGTAAGACAATTCATTCCCTCAATTTTTGGTGAACACTTCAAAGACTTTGATAAGGTGTTCGTAGGTTTCGATGACCAGTTCTCGAAGATGCAAGTTCTTCATGACGAACTAACCAAAAACATTCCCAACTATCCTCCATTCAATGTTCGCAAGAACGGTAATACCTACACGATTGAAATCGCTGTGGCAGGTTTCGCACAAAACGAAATCGACATTACCATCGATGGTGGCAAACTAATCGTTAAGGGTAACTCTGAATCAAAAGATCCAGAAGATACTGATTACTTGTTCAAAGGTATTGGCATGCGTGCGTTTACTCGTGCATGGGCAATCGGTGACCAGTATGAAGTTAAGGATGCTGAACTGTTCAATGGTATATTAAAGATCGCTCTCGATCAATTGATCCCAGAAGCACAGAAAGCAAAGAAAGTTCCAGTGAAAACTAAGGGACAAAAATCATTCTTACAGGAGGACGCATATGCTAAAGCTGCTGAAACATTGTAAACAATTTTTTGTCCTTATGCTTGAATCACTTGTTGAGGCTCGCAAAGCCAGAGCCGATGCGATAACAAAGGGTATCGGAAGATAAACAAATAATCATACAAACAGGGAGAGTTTCGGCTCTCCCTAAATACTTGTATGAAAGCAAAACTATCTCACAACATGATATCTTTCGTCACAGTTCGTCGTGGCGACTGGATATTAAAAATATCTGTTTACAAAAATAAACAGATAATGTTAGTTGCACAGCATTGTTATGATTTTGAAAGAACATTTGTTTCATTCTTTACTGACCAAAACATTGCAGCAGATTTTATTGAACAACTTGTCACAGAGGATTGAATGAGAGACATTAAAGTATTTAAATTGATTAGTGGTGAAGAACTTATTGCCAAAGTGGAATCAACTGGTTATGGATTTGAGTGTGAAACGATCGCAACAATTTTAATGCAGCAAACTAAAGAAGGTGTTGGTTTGGCATTGATGCCATATATGCCTTACTCAGAAGGAATTGTGAAACTACATAGACATTCCATTGCTTCAGAAGGAACACCATCCATCAAAATGGTCAACGAATTCAACCGATTATTCGGTTCAGGGATAGAGATCGCTCCAGCGTCTGCTTTAATCGGTCTATAACCCTCTCCAGCCCTCCTTAAAACCCTCTCTCGTAGAGGGTTTTCCGCATTCTAAACCCCTGTATCTACAAGGGTTTCTAATCCCCTCAACTCCGTAGGGTTATTAAATTTAGTTGTTGTCTTTAATTGCAAACTGCTGTATAATATAGTCTTAGAAAGTTGAAAAGGAACTGAAAAATGACTGAATTCGAAAGCAAATGCTACGGTATCTCTGCAGAAACTATTCGTAAAGAATACATGGGTTCGATTACTGCTCGTCTGAGTGGTTTGGAAATGGTTGCGATGAGTGTTCTTTCTGATGCTCAAGAACTGATGTCCTTCGGTAATGATCAAGCAACTGATCAGGCACGCAAAAACATCAACATCGCAAAATTCATTCTGTCAGAAATGATGGAAGCACGAATGACTGAAACTGTTTAATTAAAGGAAATATATTATGTTCTATAAATCAAAATCTGAGATCCGTGCCGAAACCGAAAAACAATTGAAGTTGTTTTTGAAGAAGGGTGGATCGATCGAAGTTGTAAAGGCACGCAAAGCACCAACGCAACGCATGTCTGGTAAAGTTACAAGATCTGGTTCCACTGGGACTTCTGGATTTGCGACTGGATTCCCTCGCAAGAGTTGCATCTAAGTGTTGTCTTTAATTCAGAATTGCGGTATAATAGTAGTATGAAAATCGAAAAGGAATTGCAAATGTCAAACGAATTCAAATCTTGGGAAGAAATGTCTGTGTTGGAACAAATGCAATGCCAGTACTGGGATATGTATAAGGATGCATATGGTGTGCGTCCTCGTGGTGTCGATACCTCTTCTTGGACTGAGGAAGTGTTCATGACTGAATTCGAATTGCTTGGTAAAGTTATCGAGCAGGAAGAAATTGCTCGCAAAGAATCCGAAGCCCAAGCGATTGTTCGTTTCGAAGATAGTGTGCTCAATCTAATGCACACTGGCACTAATCGTGCTCGTGTCATTGCTTGGTTGATGGATGCTGAGGGTGCTAATGGCGACTTCGAGTATTTCTGTTTCACGCAGGGTCTACCCTATGGTTACTTCAAGGAAGTGGCATGATTCTCGCTAGAGAACTCACTCAGTGGGATGCTGGTACGGCATGTAACCATACCTACATCATGACTGAATCCATGGACAAAATCTTTGGTTACTTCAAAAGAAATGATCCAAAAGACTTCATGATGTTCAAGAATCCGATTCGTATTGATACACGCTATCGTAAATTCAAAGTTATCAAACGCAACATGTACTTCAAGGGACAAGAGCCAACGCATCGAATCTGGGAAGTTAAGGGTACGAAAGACCATGTCTATACTGTAGAACAATCAGAGCATGGAATGTATTGTAGTTGTATCGGTTTTAAATATCATGGTAAGTGTAAACATATTGATGGAGTGTTGAATGAACATAAATGAATTTCTAAACAGTCTCGCTGAAAATGCCTCACGCAATTTCAAGATCGACCAATTAAATGCACAGAGCGATAACGAAACTCTGCGTGAGGTAATTCGGCTAGCACTGGATCCATTTACTCAATTCTATCAACGAAAGATTCCTGAGTATACCACTGACTCGAAACAAACAAGTCTTGATCAAGCCATGCTTGCATTGTATGACTTGAAGGAAAGAGTCGTGACTGGTAATGCAGCAATTGAATATCTCCGTATGCTTCTTTCAACCGTATCAGCTGATGATGCTAAGGTACTGGAGAGAATCATCTCCAAAGATTTGAAGTGTGGAGTTGATGTATCGACTGCCAATAAAGTTTGGTCTGGTTTGATTCCTGAATACCCATGCATGTTATGTAGTCCATTCGAACAGAAGTTGGTTGACAAGATTAAATTCCCAGCCTATGCTCAGATGAAGATGGATGGCATGCGCTTCAATGCAATTGTCCGTGATGGTAAGGTAGAATTCCGTAGCCGAAATGGTAAACAGATTCTGTTGTTGGGTAATCTCGAAGCAGAGTTTGCTGCACTTGCTGGTAATATTGATTGTGTATTTGATGGTGAATTACTTGTGATGCTTGAGGGTGATCATCAGTTTGCAGATCGTCAGACTGGTAATGGTATCCTCAATAAAGCAAACAAGGGAACAATCTCTGCCAAAGAAGCAGCACTGGTTCATGCAACTGTTTGGGATTTGATTCCATATGTTCAATTCATTGATGGCTATTGTCAGACTCCATACTCAAAACGATACTCTACTCTGCAAGCAATTATAGCAAAACAAAAAGCAGATGGCAAAAAGATTTGGAATGTGACATCAACCATTGTGGAAACTCTGGAAGAAGCACAAGAGATTTTCCAAGGTTATCTTGCAGAAGGATTTGAAGGTATTATTCTTAAGGATGGTGCTGGTGTTTGGGAAGACAAACGAAGCAAGACTCAGATTAAATTCAAAGGTGAATTGGAATGCGATCTTAAGATTGTTGCAGTCGAAGAAGGTAAAGGTAAAGCAGTTGGAATGCTTGGTGCAATTATATGTGAATCCGCAGATTCAATTGTAAAGGTAAATGTAGGATCTGGTTTCAATGATGCACAACGAAAGCAATATTGGAAAGAAAATATAGTTGACAAAATAGTGGCAGTGAAGTATAATAGTCGTATCAAGAACAAAGCTGGAGAAGAATCTTTGTTCCTTCCAGTGTTCATTGAACTGCGTGATGACAAAGATGTTGCAGATAAATCAAAGGTGATAAAATGAAAGTAGTAATCAATAGATGTTTTGGTGGTTTCGGTATCTCAAATATCGCATTCGAGAAGTTGCTTGACCGAAAGGGTATTGCATTCGATAAAGTGCCAGCCAAGTTTCCAATTCGTGGAAACGACTCAGACTATTACAAAGCAGGTAGTGAACAATCTGATGCTACATACATAAGTGAGTATGAGTTCTATGAACAACGCAATGATCCAGATTTGATTGCTGTGATTGAAGAGATGGGTAAGGATTCATGGGGTTGGGCATCAGAACTAGCAATCGTGGAAATTCCAGATGATGTTGATTGGCACATCAGCGAATACGATGGACTTGAACATGTGGCAGAAACACATAGGACTTGGTCATGAAAAGAGAATTAGACGAAGCACTCTGTGCAAGGTATCCGCTGATCTTCAAAAATCGTAATGCGGATATGCGCACCACAGCCATGTGTTGGGGACTTGATTGCGGTGATGGATGGTATAACATCATCGATGTTCTTTGTGGTAAATTGTGTAGTGAATACTATGCAGCAAAGAGTCGTTATGAATTCATCAAAGATAAAGTTGGCGAGAAGATGTATGGTGGCTCTGGTGATACTATCACACAAGGTGAGATCGATCTCCGTAAACAAATTATGGATGAAGAAGCGAGTAAGGTTCCAGTTGCTTCTCAGGTAAAAGAAAAGTTCGGTGGACTGAGATTCTATGTTCAGGCTGCAACTGATAAACACTATCAGTATATTTCTTTTGCAGAGTCTATGAGTCATCGTACATGCGAACAATGTGGTGCTCCAGGAAAAACATACACTAATGGTTGGCATCAAACACTATGTGATATTCATGCAGAAATGCATGGTAAAACAGAAGAGTATGAATCTGAGGGAGATGAATAATGTTTTATGGTAAAGACTCTATTGAAGAACAATTCAATATAATCAAAGATAAAATGTCACAACAAGAACTGTTTATCTTTGTACCAATGCCATCTTATAAAGAAGGTGATAGATGGACTGATGAATTTCGCATTCGTGATGGATATACTAAACTTGCCGATGGTTCATGGGTAACTATTCATAAGATGACTACATATATTGATTCTATTCATAAAAACACTATAGATTTATATGAACAGTATCAAAAATTACTTGGTGACTTAGATTCAGCAAGACGACAAAAGAGTGAGATGGAATTTGGTCTGCGCCATGCGCAGAAATCTTTGAACAAAGCAATGACAATGAAAGGTAATACTGATGAGTAAAGAATATATTGATATGTTGAAACACGAACGACAAGTTCTGCTTGATCGTTACGATCCAGACAGTGAGGGTACTGGTCATTTCAATACTGCTGTTAGAGTATTGACTAATCGTATTCAAGAGTTGGAACCACCATCTAAAATTAAAGAAGGTTCTGTGTGGGTAATGGTTGAAGCAATTCAATCATATCGTATGCGTTACATGGTCGAAGCACCTGCAACTAATCCAGAGTATGCCATGGATGATGTTACTTGCAATGATGCCAAAGAGTTTTCTCAATTGGCATTACCAGAAGTGATTACATCACATCGTGTTCTTACTGAAGATGAAGCCATTGCTCTTTGTGATATTGATAATGATTATACTGCTGGTTGGACTAAAGAGCAAAAGATCAAATCATTCTTCACTAAAGAAGGTGAAGGCAAAGGATTCTAATGTTCATGTTCGATGTGGAAACGCTGGGAGTAGAATCCAACTGTGTGGTTCTCTCTGCAGCTATGGTTCACTTTGATCCAGAGAAACGACCAACCTATCAAGATCTATTGGACAATGCATGTTTTGTAAAGTTCGATGTGAAGGAACAGATAAGTGTTGGTCGTACTGCATCAAAGTCTACGCTTGAATGGTGGAAGGGTCAGCATGAATACGTTCGCAAGACTTCACTTGATCCATCTCGTGAAGACATGACTGTAGAAAATGGAATGCAAAAGTTCTATGATTACATGAAGCAATTCCCAAATGCTGACAAACAAACTATGTGGGCGAGAGGTTCATTAGATCAGATGGCGATTGATTCGCTTGCTGTTAAATTTGCCTTGCAAGAAATCACAGGGTATAATATGTGGAGAGATGTCAGAACTGCAGTTGACATTATGTTTGGAACCACGAATGGCTATGTAGAAGTGGATCATCCTCTCTTCAAACGACATGAAGTTATCAAGCACCATCCTGTCCACGACTGCGCACTAGACGCAATGCAACTTATGTATGGAAAACAAGTTTAATGGATTTTTACACCAACGTCCACCCAGTGGGCGACAAGATCCTCGTTAGAGGATATCAAAATGGTAGGGCATATCAGCGTAAGATAGATTTCTATCCTACGCTTTTTGTCACTTCTAAGGTTGACTCAAAATGGAAGACTCTGGAAGATACATTCGTTGATGAAATAAAACCTGGAGGTATCCGTGAGACTCGTGACTTCCTTAAACGCTACGAAGGTGTTGAAGGATTCCCAGTTTACGGTAACACCAACTACGCATATCAATATATCAGTGACACCTACGAAGACGATGTCAACTGGGATATGGAACAGATTAAAGTATTTACAATCGACATTGAAACTGAAACTGAGAATGGATTTCCAGATATCAAGTCTGCCAATGAAGAGGTTCTTCTAATCACCATTAAGGATCTTCAATCCAAGAAGGTTGTTACGTTTGCTCAAACAAAGTATGGTGAGTATAAGTCTAATCGTTCTGATGTTACGATGATCAATTGTCGTGACGAACAACACATGCTCAAAGAGTTTATGATTTGGTGGCAGGGTAACTATCCAGATGTCATCACTGGTTGGAACACAGACTTCTTTGATAATGTTTATTTGATTCATCGTATTCAGCGAGAGTTGGGCGATACATTTGCCAACAAGATTAGTCCATGGGGTTATGTCAATCAACGAAAGACTTTCATTAAAGGTAATGAAGAGATTCACTATGACATTCTAGGTATTTCTCAGCTGGACTATCTCGAACTTTACAAGAAATATACATATACAAAGCAAGAGTCGTATCGTTTGGATTACATTGCGCAAGAAGAATTGGGCGACAAGAAGAAAGAGAATCCAGGAAATGACTTCAAAGATTTCTATACAAACTACTGGAAAGACTTTGTTGAGTATAACATTCATGACGTAGAGTTGGTTGACAAACTCGAAGACAAGATGCGTCTGCTTGAGTTGCATCTGACCATGGCATACAATGCGAAGATTAATCCTGAAGATGTTTACTCTCAGGTTCGTATGTGGGACACTATCATTTACAATCACCTGCGTAAGAAAGGTATTGTCATTCCAGCAAAGACTTACTCTGGAAAAGATTCACAGTTCGAAGGTGCTTATGTAAAAGATCCAATGATTGGTATGCACAAGTGGGTTGTTTCTTTTGACCTTAATAGTCTGTATCCTCACTTGATTATGCAGTATAACATCAGTCCAGAAACTCTTACATCCGAAAAGTTGTCAGTCACTGTTGACAAGTTACTCAACAAAGAGATTGATACAGATTATTTAAAACGAAGAAACCTCGCCATGACTGCGAATGGTTGGACATATCGCAAAGACATCAAAGGGTTTATGCCTGAGTTGATGGAGGAGATGTATATCAATCGTTCCAAGTTTAAGAAACAGATGTTAAAGATTGAACAGGAATATCAAAACGATAAGACTAAAGTTCATCTGCTAAAAGATATTAGCCGACTCAACAACCTACAGATGGCAATGAAGATTGCTCTCAACTCTGCTTATGGTGCAATGGGTAATCAATACTTTCGCTACTTTGATATTCGTATGGCAGAAGGTATTACGACAAGCGGTCAGTTGTCCATTCGTTGGATGGCAAACAAGTTGAATGCATTCCTTAACAAGACTCTCAAGACAGAGGGACAAGACTTTGTGATTGCGATTGACACTGACTCGATTTATCTTACACTCGAACACCTCATCGAGAAAGTCTGCGAAGGTAAAAACACTGAGCAGAAAATCAAGTACATGGATAAAATATGTGAAGAGGTTTTCCAGCCATTCATTGATCAGGGCTACACCGAACTATCAGATTATATGAATGCGTATAGTCAGAAGATGGTCATGAAGCGAGAAGTTCTTGCAGACAAAGCCATCTGGACTGCAAAGAAACGATATATCATTAATGTGCACAACTCAGAGGGAGTTCAGTTTGCGAAACCTAAGATCAAAGTTATGGGTCTTGAGATGGTTAAGTCATCTACACCTGCGATTATTCGTGGAAAGTTGCGTGAATCACTTCAGGTTATTCTCGCAGGGGATGAAAAAGATCTACATACATATGTTATGGAGTTTAGAAAAGAGTTTGACAAATTACCCACTCAAGAGATTGCTTTCCCTAGAGGTATAAATGGATTGAAGCAGTATACTGGCTCTCCGATTTATACCAAGGGTACACCAATCCATGTTCGTGGCGCATTGTTGTTTAATCATCATTGTAAACGTATGGGTGTTGACAAGAAGTATCAACCAATCCGTGATGGAGATAAGATTAAGTTTGTGTACATGCGGACTCCGAATCCGCTGCAGGAAGATGTGATTGCATTCCCACAAGTGTTACCAAAAGAGTTTAAATTAGAATCATACATAGATTATGACAAGATGTTTGAGAAGGTATTCCTCGATGCATTACAGATTGTCATTGAACCACTAGGCTGGAAGACTCAAGAAGAAAGTTCATTGGAGGATTTCTTTGGATAATATTAGAGTTATTAAAACAGGTATCAATGTTTCTAAGATACTGAAACAACTGCAGCAATTCCCACAGGACTGGGGTGCTCAGAAAAATATTGAAGGTGTGCATGATTTAGTTAATGAGTATGGATTCCCTGCAGTACAAGCAGGTGTTCTTCAATTAAAACTCGGTGCTGTAAAAGACCTAAATCAATATGTAGGTGACAGCGAAGTATCTGTAGAAACACCAGCGTATAGTAGACATACAGAGATTGTAGGATTCTTAAAACGCAACTTTAAGAAATTTGATAGATGTGGATTCCTTTCTTTGCCAGTTGGTGGAGAAGTTGGTCAACATATCGACATCGGAGATTATTATCTTACAAGAGACAGATACCATCTTGCAATACAGGGTTCATATGTTTACACTGTTGGTGGAGAATCTGTAAAAGTTGATGCTGGTGATTTGATTTGGTTCAACAATAAACTACTACATGGAACTAAGAATGTTGGTGATGTAGTTCGCATTACATTTGTGTTTGATGTTCCACATTCCAAGAACAATCCATAGTTGCCTTGCAACAAAAGTTTTC